AAAAAAATGGCAGAAATGCCATACGAACGAGGCATTCGCCTCGATCAAAAGGCGCAAGCCGCAAATGCAAAACTAACCCGCTATAAGCGACCCACCCATGAAAAGGAAATCTCATGATTCATTCAATCTTCTCGATCCATGACGCAAAAGCACACGCGTTCCTGCCACCATTCATTCTCCCTCGGGTCGAAATGGCCAAGCGCGTATTCGGCGATTGTGTCAATTCGAAAGACCATCAATTCAGCCAGCATCCCGAGGATTACACGCTTTTCCATATGGGGAACTTCGACGACGAGACCGGCGAAATCCATCCGAAATCCACGCCAACCTCACTGGGCCTTGGTGTCCAGTACGTTCAAGAGGTAGACTCCGGGAACATTGACATGTTCGAGACGGAGAAACCTAATGGCGCGGAAGTACGGGAAAAGCAAGTCACACACATTCAGTCAGGTTCCGAAGGCGGAGATCCCGAGGAGTAGCTTCGACCGCACATCCACGCTAAAGACCGCATTCAACGCGGCGGACCTCGTCCCGATCTTTGTGGACGAGGTCCTACCCGGCGACACGTTCAATATGAACGCCTCTTACTTTGGTCGCCTCGCCACTCCCCTCAAACCCATACTCGATAATCTGTACCTCGAAGATTTTTGGTTCTTCGTACCGAATCGCCTTATTTGGGATAACTGGGAAAGATTCATGGGTTCGCAGGACAACCCTGCCGACTCCATCGATTACAGTATCCCGGTCCGTGCCAGCGGCATTCCGGCGGTCGGCACTCTCGAAGATTACATGGGCCTGCCGCTCGACTATCCGATGGATGGTCTCAACGTCAATGTCCTTCCCTTCCGGGCCTATAACCTCATTTACAACGAGTGGTTCAGGGATCAAAACCTTCAGGATTCCGTACCCGTCCGAACTGACGACGGTCCGGATGGTAGCGCGTCGTTCGTGACGTTAAAGCGCGGGAAGCGCCACGATTACTTCACGTCGGCCCTTCCATGGCCGCAAAAAGGCGACCCGGTTACAGTCCCCTTGGGCGACTCGGCACCAATCTATGGCCCGGAGACGGACAACCTGTATTTGTCCATCGACAATGGTCAAGGCGGCGCTACTCACCAAATCAAAGTCGGCGGTAACTCGATTAACATCGATCAAGAGACCTCACCTGCCGCGAATGATTCCGGCCATCTTTATGCCGATCTTTCCAGTGCTACTGGCTTCACTATCAATCAGCTCCGCCAATCGTTCCAGATTCAGCGACTCTTGGAGCGGGACGCACGTGGCGGCACTCGTTACGTCGAAATCCTTAAATCTCACTTTGGCGTGACTTCTCCCGATGCGCGTTTGCAGCGCCCCGAGTTTCTCGGCGGGTCCAGCCAAATGATTAATATCTCCCCCGTGGCCCAAACCTCGACCTCGGCTTACACGGACAGCCCAGTGTCGGAAACCCCGCAGGGCAACCTCGCGGGTGTGGGCACGGTTACGGGCCGGTCAGGCTTCACGAAGTCATTCGTTGAACACGGTTACGTCATTGGCATTGCCAATATCCGGGCCGATCTCACATACCAGCAAGGGCTCAACAAGCTCTGGTCTCGGTCGACCCGCTTCGACTTCTATTTCCCGGCCCTCAGCCACCTGGGCGAACAAGCGATCCTGAATAAGGAAATCTTCGCGATTGGAACCGCCCAGGACGATAACGTTTTCGGTTATCAGGAAGCGTGGGGCGAATATCGCTACCGGCCGAGCCAGATCACCGGCACTCTGCGGAGTACCGCGCCAGCCCCTCTCGATGTCTGGCACTTAGCTCAGGACTTCGAAAATCTCCCGGTGCTCGGGGATGAGTTCATCGTAGATAATCCCCCGCTAGACCGGGTAATTGCCGTGGACACCGAACCGCACATTCTTCTGGATGCGTACTTCAAACTGCGTTGCGCGCGGCCTATGCCTCTCTACGGAGTCCCGGGCCTTATCGATCACTTCTAACGTGTATGTCTCTCGGAGACGAACACACAAACCATGTATGTTTCTAGAAACGTACAAACCCACTTCCTGCCGAACATGTTTTTCATCTTTGGCACGAAAGTAGAACGAGAGTGACTGATGAGAACACTAGGCAAGGAGTGAACTAACATGCCATGGCCCGCGATAGCAGGAGCAGCAATAGGCGGCGTAGCATCCGCGCTAGGCGCATCCAAACAGCAACAAGCGAGCGCAGAAATGGCTCGCGAGCAAATGCGCTTTCAAGAGCGCATGTCCTCAACGGCGTATCAACGCGCCGCCAAAGACCTCGAGAAAGCGGGGCTCAATCGCATTATCGCGTTGGGCTCTCCCGCGTCCTCTCCGGGCGGCGCAATGGGCACAGCCCAAAACATCGGAGCAGCCGGCGTGGCCGGCGTCTCCAGCGCACTCCAATCAGCCCAGACAATGGCGCAAGTGCGCAACACAAAACTACAGGGCGACATTATCGCCCCCGAGGCGCATCGGGCTCGAATCGTCCTCGGAATTCAAAAGGCAGCCGAAAAGGGCGTCCGAAAAGGCGCCCAGACCTTCGGCATGCCGAACACCCAACCCGGGAAGGGCGAACCGTACCCGGGTAAAGACTTCGCGGACAGTCCGCTGGGCCAGCGGATCTCCAACCTCATGAACAAGGTCAATGACTGGACCATGGGCCAATCTGGCAAGTCCAGTATCGAAACACCCTCAACCGCGAAAGAGGTCCCCATGGGGACCATCCAACAACACATGGAACAGTGGATTCTCGACTACAGCGAGAAACACAACGGTAAAACACCGACTGAAGCTGAACTACGTAAGGAGTGGCAACGTGTCGAAAACCTCTACTAAGCGCAAGCGACCACACGCAATTCGATTCCCTGAAAAGGGATTGACGAGGCAATCGTTCAAAGACGAATGCGATGTAAACAATATCGTGAAAACCTTCACGCAAACCGGAATGATTAACCACATTCCGAGAACTCAGCCCCAATACGGCGACGCGCCCGAAATAGACTTTTTCGAGGCCGCGCGCACTCAGGCTGAAATCCGGTCCCAACAGGAAGCCGGAACGCTCGACCTTGACGAGCTCGGGCAAGAGCCCGAACAAACCCCAAAAGATGAGCCAAAAGGCGAATCTGGGGCCTCTGAGGCCCCCGAATCCCCTGCTGAAAGCACCGCCAAGGATGGGGATTCGTAGCAGTATATCTCTTGTATATATACTGCTAGGTGACACAGCACCACCTATGCTAGGCTCACCGCACTAACAAACAATTCCCCGAAGGGGTCATTTTATGAAGAAACGTCAAAAAATGAAGAAATCGAAGAGCAAAAAGCTCTTCTCCAAAACTGCACGAAAGGTGCACAACAAGAACATGCCCCGCGGCGTCATGCGCGGCGGCATCCGTCTCTAAACCAAAAAGGGCCCGGCACTCGACCCAGTACCGGACCCAAAAGGCAGGACATTTATGGCATGTCTCTACCCGAAACCAGCCTACCTCAACACCGAGGGCAAAGTCACATTCACGCGTGTCAAGAAAGCTCTTGGCCGCTCTGGTCTTATCCATATCCGTTGCGGCATGTGCAATGGATGCAAAGCTGACCACGCACGTGACTGGGCTATCCGTTGTTACCACGAATCACAAATGCACCACGTGTCATGCTTCGTCACACTGACTTATGACGAACAGCACGTACCCGTTTCCGGGTCCCTCGACAAAAGAGACCTTCAGCTCTTTTGGAAAAACCTCAGAAAAAAACTAGACCGGCCTATCCGGTATTTCGCCGCTGGCGAATACGGCACGAAAAAGGGCCGTCCTCACTACCACGCAATCATCTTTGGATGGATGCCATCCAAGCGATACCCAATTGACTTGTCCGACAAAGGACATATCCAATACACCCACCCGATCCTTCAGGACGCGTGGGCAAAAAGAGGGCGAATCGTCTTTACCGACTTCGATCCCTCATGCGCCCGATACGTGGCGCACTACACCGCCGACAAGCTGAAAAGCTATGCGGCAGACTCCATCGACCCAACTACAGGACTACGACCTTATGAACGACTCGACGAAAAAACCGGAGAAATTTGGCAGCTATGCCCGGAGTTCCAGACATCATCCCTCAAACCAGCGATCGGACTACGTTGGCTTGAACGCCATTGGACCGAAATCTTTCCCGCTGACTCAGTGGTTATGGATGGCAAGGAGTATCCGGTCCCTCGGTTCTACTACAAATGGCTCAAAGACCATCACCCGGATGTCTGGTCCAAAGTGAAACTGGACCGCATCAAAAAAATGGCAGAAATGCCATACGAACGAGGCATTCGCCTCGATCAAAAGGCGCAAGCCGCAAATGCAAAACTAACCCGCTATAAGCGACCCACCCA